TGCTATTTTGATCTTAGTCTGAGCGTCTTGGTGTTTGAACACTCTTTGATCAATCGTTAATGTTTTCATTGCAATACTCCTTCCTTTATTCCTACCCACCCACCCTATCATTATCTTAAACTGTTGGAGCTACAGTTGGTTGTGCTGATGTATCTTCTGGAAACATCTTATTATAATCTTCTTGAGTAAAGTAATTTACTCTTACAAAAAGTTGCACATTTTCTTTTGTGAATAATCCTAAATCATAGAAACGTTTTACAATATCATAGCTATATCTCATTTTATTTACCTCCATTTTCTTCTGCATTAGTTGCATTTTGTAACATGATTTGTGCTAAAGTTGCGTTTAGTTCATTATTAGACTTACTTAATTTATCCACTGTTAAAGTTAAACTATCAACTTTACCTTGTAAGTTAGCCACTGCTAACATTTGTTGCGCTGCAGCTTGTTCTTCTTGTGTTGGCTCTGGTTTCACTTCTGGAACAGTGTATTTCTTCTCCCATTCTTCTTCCGTCAAACTATCCCAACTGTTAGTTGTTTCGTTCCAAGTTGGATCATACAAACCAGCACCATTACTATCTACCGGTTCAACCGTTGTGGCATTTTCTGGCAAGTCATAATTATCTGGGTAATCACTTACTGGATACATATATCTTTTTGTTTCTTTATCATAAATAAAAATTAACATCTGATACCCTCCTACTTATCTTCTACTGATTGTACTTTAGCCCAAGGTCCCCATTGATTATTTGTTCTAATTCTGTAATAAAGACCAACTTGAACTAATATCATTATCTGTGTACAAATTTCAGTACTTGCTCCTATTTGTAACAGCGTTCCCCATGCATTAGTTTTTGAACCTTGTTGAGATTTAGGCCATGAAGAACCAGCGTCTTCTCCCCATAAACCTACTGTATGAACGCCTTGCTCCAAATTATTCAAATCAGTGCTACCACCAGCACCAATAAATTTACCAATCTTAAAATTGGCTGTGTCCTTTTGGTTTAAAGCCGTTACTCCGTCATCAATAGTTTTAGCTTTATCAAAATTTTCTTTAATCTTTTCTGGCCCATTTTGCATACCAGAAAAAATAGGATCAAAATTTACTGACATTAGTATTCCTTCTTTCTTTATTGTTGTTGTCTAAAATAAATTGCTCTTAAATCACTTGGTGCGGTTGGGTAATTAAAATAGCCTGTGCTATGTGATAGATAGCTACTACCTTTACCATCTCCAGCTTTAGCAGTACTATCATCAACACTACCCAGACTAATTTTAATCGTTTTGTTTCCACTGATTAAATACCAGTCACCATACTTGTAGTATGGCTTGGCATCCATATAGAAATTACGTGGTATACGTACAATGATTGAATTATTATCCGTATATTCTGCCTCACAAGGAACTAACTTAGTTAGAGTTTCACCAAATGAACCAGAACCAAGTCCACCTGTTTCAGTACCAATCGCATTTTCATAATAGAAAACTGTCGGTTTAGGATAATCTCTTTGATTATGCACGATTTTAATTGAATATCCGTACATTAAATCTTCCAAACTATCAGCCGTTACCATACTTGCGTTACGCTCGGCTACCATACCGTTAGCTAATTCAATAACGTTAGTACCATCTGGAACTTCATCTTTATGTTTAACACGAATTTGCCAAACAGCTCCATGGCCATCATCATAGTTGTCCCAGCCTTTTGTAATTGCAAGATCGCCTGCAGCTAATGGAGCATAGTCTTGCATAGTTGGAACATCGTTGAACTGCCATGCTCGATCATGAAATTGAGCTTGTTTCAGTGTTTCCTGAATTTGCTTTGTCATTTCCAACAATTGATTATAGCGAACATATAGACCGTTCTTAGGGTCATTTACTTCTGCCATTGCGTCGTTTAATGATTGCTTATACTTAGCCAACCATTCACTAAATTCTTGGCTATATGTTTCGCCTGCTTTATTGAGCTTGTCATTAATTGCGTTGCCTTGAGTAGTTACTTGCTCAAGAATTTTTTCGAACTCATCAATGTAATCTCTGCCAGCATTCCCAACGCGTGCAAAAAATTGATCATCGATAACGTCAAAATCCATATCAACAGTAGAGACGGTCGAACCATCTCTGCCAATAAATCTGATATAAAATTGTTGCCAGTGTCCAGGCACGTTGAACGTACGTTCATCAAAATGTAATGTTATTCGGCCTAATGCAATTTGGTCGTTACGTCCATTACCTTCAACTGGGTAGATATGCTTGTGAGCGTGTCCTTGATTGTCTACGCCACCATACTCGTACTTCCAGCCTCGCATATCAACAGGGAGGCTGTTGCTAGTGATATACACTGGCAAATAGTCGTCAGTATCGCCTACGCGCCCTTTGAAATAACCGCTAATATCTAAAATTTGGTCTTGATAGCGCGTTAGATCAAGCGTTAGACGTGTTTTCTCTCGTAGTGCCATTTATTCACTCCTTCTTTCATCGTTCATCTAAAGTGTCTTCGTCAAGACCATATGAGTTCAAAAAGCCGTCTACTTTGTCTTGTTTGGCAGCTAATAATTCAAACCCCTTCGCTATGGCTTCACGAACGTCTTTGCCATACTGAGCCTTGCGAATTGTTTCAGCAACGCTCTTCATCTCATCAGTAGTAGTAGCCATCTAACCCTCTCCTTTCAACTTATCAACTTCAGCTTTTAGTGCATTAAAGTCTGCCTGTGATACATATCCTGCTGGGATTCTATCGTTAATAACTGTTTGTAGCTGCTTTATATCAAATTTGAGCTGCGTTACATCTTCACTGCTTGCACCGTTTTGGATAATCGTAGTAGTACTTGATACGTTGGATTGGCCACTTGCCTGAACTTCTGCTACACGACCAACAATGACTTTAACTTTCTCTAAATCCTGAGCTTGCCGATTTGTTTCTGCCTGATAATCAGTCAGTCCGAGTGATTTATCGCCAATTGTTAAAGTTGACTTGTGTGGGCGCAATAAATCGATTTCCTTTTGTACAACTCGTAGCAGTTGTGATTGTGCTACGTATGGATTGATAAACATATAGCGGTCAGCAACTTTAAAATGATTGAAATTAGGTAAATTCAGCTCAATTGCACTAACCTCCCAACTCTCTGGCACTCGTTGTGCATTTATCCACGCTTTAGCTTGATTCATTAGAATATTAGCATCAGTTACATCACTAAACTCAACTGTTCCGTTAATAATGCCGAATTCCTTCTGTAATTCAGGTATATCGATATAATCACGTCCGCCGTTAACACTAGTGATTGTTAGCTTTGGTTTGGCAGCATTTGAGTCACTAATCTCATCTTTTTTACTTTCATCTTTAGATTGTGAGCCATCTCCGCCTTTTTTGATCAATGCTTGTGGATCTAACCAAGTACCATCATTCGTGAATGATTTTCTAACAGCCTCGTAGAAGTCGGCTTTAGTAACACCAACATGCAAATGATCAGTATTTCTCCAGCCGATAACATCGCCAGTTTTAACTTTATCGCCAATGTTTACTCGAATTTGGCCAGCACTGCTAAATGCCTCCTGATACACGATATTAAAGCCGTCCGTACTATGTGTTACAACGTAGTTTCCAAGACCTCCCATATAGCTTTTGAAAACCACCGTACCGCCATGGATTGCATGCACTTCACTTCCTGGGTGATCTACAGAACCAAAATCTAATCCATCGTGAAAACCATTTTGTCTAAATTCACCGCCAGGATGAACACCAAACAATTGACCGCCAGAGAAACTACCTTCGCCAACACTTGGAAAGGGCCAGCCCCAGCCGTTAGTTGTTGTTGTTGTCGTAGTATCACTAACCGGACCATTAACTCGTCGTGTACCAGTTGGCCCCCAACTGCCTGCGTGTGAAATGTCAGCTAACCAATTAGAGTCATTAAACATTGCTAGTAGTTGATGAAATCCCTTGTGGATATCCTCGTATCCCTGTACTTTCCAAGCATTAAAAGTTGGCTGAATGTATTGTAACAATCCTGTTGACGGATGACCTGCTGCTGCGTTGCTATCCCAGTTGTTTGTAACAGTCTCACTACCACCAGACTCTTGATTAATACGCCTTAAAACTGCACTTAAACCGTTCTGATCCAGATTAACATTCATCATCTTTGCAGCATGCTTAATTGCCTCAGTCCAATCACCATTAATAGCAGTAGTTGCACCACCTCCAGTCGTTATCGTTGAACTTTCACCGTCAACTTCAACCTCGTTACTTTCTAACTGTTTTCCAAGTGGGATAACACGAGTGATAACCTTTGTAGGATCGATTGTGAGACTAGCAGATTGCATATTAACAGCCAACTGGATAGGCGTATCATTTTTGTGATCTCTGCCAATGCTGGTTACATAATCAAGCACATTTGGCCCTCCTGGCCGGTATTCTGTCACCAGATAACCACCTAGTTCAGTGATAAGTTTCTCTTTGATCGCATCCCTTGTTTTTGGGTAGTCGATTTGTCGATAGGCGTTATCTTTGTTGTTAGTAATGTTACAGTTGCGTAGTTTGAACTGCTTATACTGTGGCACTTGGCTGTTGTGAACATCCAATAGCGACTGTAGAAACTCTTTCGGTTTCAATCCGACAGCCTCATAAAACCGTTGAACGCTATCAAGCAGGTATGCTTCAATATCTTCGAACACGTACGTTCTAATAAAGTTCCCGCTTGATTGCATTTCTTTCTTTGGCTTGATTGCTCGCCCTCGAAACAACAGCTTATCATCATCATAAACCTCAATATGTGTGTGCATCGGCCTAACGTTATCAAACAGCAAACTATCACGATTTACAGTGAGTTCCAGATCATCAATATCGGTTTCTTTGATCGTCAACTTGCCTTCGCTGACTGTGCGATTAACTCGTTGATCCAGAACAATAAAGCCGTTCTTATCGGTTGGCTCGTTATATCCAATAATTCGATACATTACACCATCTCCTCGCGTTTGAAGACAAATTCAATTGTTCCGCTGCCTGATAAGTTAATTTTGTTATCGCCAATATCAAGCACTACTTGTGTTTGCTTATAGTTGCTATCGTTAAGTGACACTTCGCCAAAACTTCCTTTTGCCTTGACGTTACCAGTTACCACGAAAGATGATAAAACCGGCCGTGAACCAATGTTTTTAACGTTGACGTCCTGACTTCCATTGACACTAAACTTGACTTGCTGCCATATCCAGTGTGGAAAGAAAACATCGTCCCAGTAGTCAGCACCTTCGTTGTGGTTTGTGTAAGCATACGGATATGCATTAAACACGATTGAAACTTCAAGTGTTTCATTGTCGCTGTTATCGTCAACTTCAACACTCTTACACTTAGCCCGCCAGTAGTAAGTTGGTTCGTGAGTATCAACTAGCTTATCCCAATTGTGTGGCATTAGTTGTCGCTTTAGCTCTTGTTCAAAACCCTTGCGATTGTGATATTTTTCGCCAACATATAGCAATTTGTAGGTGATTTCTCGATTGTTGAAAAAGCGCTCGTTATCAATCATTGAAAAATCGTAGCTTCCTTGACGATACGGCACGCTCTCAGTAATCTCCTGTTCTTCGGGTGTAGGAGCTGTTCTCTCAGTTAGCCACCAGCCATTCAAACGTGTATCGTAACCGTTAAAAATAAAGCCTTCGCTTGCTATATTTAAATTGGTATTATCTTCCACCGGATCAAGGTTTCTAAATTCATATTGCATTAGCTCCACCTACCTTTCAGATTTACTCGATTTCCTAAACGATTATCGTATCTATCGTACGTACTTCCAACAAGCACATCACCATCTAAGTAAATATCTTGTTGTTTATTTGCAAGCTTTCTTAACAAGCTATTGTTCTCTTGTGCCATTGTTGGACTATCAATCGTTAAGTTATCGCTGAAAGTTCCGCCAAAGCCCACTGAATGTTGTCTATATAGATTTTGGTTAGCACTTTGTAAAGCGTTCATGGTGTTCATAAAGTCCCTTGTATTTGGACTTGGCACTGTGATTGTTTCTAAGTTGCTAGATACTGCATCAGAAACTGCACCAGCCATGTTAGATACACCTTTTTGAACCGTTGAAAATTGGTTTTGTAATCCTTTATTGAAACCGTTCATAATTGCAACGCCGGCAGGGATTAACAATTTACGGTCATAGCTAATAGGACCTTTATGTTTCTTAATCCAACTTGCAATCCC